AAAATACGAATACACTTTTACAACGGGTTCGACTTTTAACTAATCCCCGTAGATATCCTTTTTTTTAGGACCATCATTTTGTTTTGAAGATTTACAATTTTCATCAATCCATTTATGAATTAGTTTATAAATTTTCAATCCGTTTTTATCACAATACTCTTTTAAAATTTCGTGATGTTTTTCACCTACCTTAATGTTTTTAAAGGGTTTTTCCATAATAAAGATAAATATCGATACTAAAAGATAAATTAGTATCTATAAGTATCATTTTAAAAAAAATCAAGGAAATCTTTCCCAAAAACAAAGATATTTATTGATAAAGAAATAAAATTAATTAACCAAACAAATTAAAAATGGCAAATTCAAATAGAGTATTTGTATCTCCGGGTGTATATACATCTGAAAAAGACTTAACATTCGTAGCACAAAGTGTTGGGGTGAGCACGTTAGGTTTGGTGGGTGAAACCTTAAAAGGTCCCGCTTTTGAACCTGTATTAATAACAAATTTTGACGAATTCAAGTCATATTTTGGGGGAACAAGTCCACTAAAGGACAACAATAACAATCCAAGATATGAGTTACCGTACTTCGCAAAATCTTATTTAGAAGAATCTAATCAATTATTTGTTACAAGAATTTTAGGTTTAACAGGTTACAAACCAGTTAAAACATTCGGTGTACAAACAATAGGTGGTGTGACTTTAGGTACATTCAGTGGAACAACCACAGGATTAACAATGTCAGCAACAACCACTACGATTACTGCAAGTACAATTTATAGTGAATTATCTAATAAGATATCAGTTGATGGTAACTACATCACCGACTACATTGTTGCGAATTTTAGTGGTAACACTTCTGCAAACCATGGTCAATGGTTTGTTATGGGTGAAGTACCAACATCAGGAACAAGTGGTCAAACTGCATCAATTGAAGAAATTTCACCTTTGACAGGTTTAGATAACGCAAGTAACAACAATAACAAAGAATGGTACAACGTACTTTGTAACACAAGTGGTTCAGAAGTTTATTCTTACTTATTTGTTTACAATAGTGGTACAAGTGTATTTGATGTAACCAAATACACATATAACGGTACATTGAATACCGCATACGATGGACAAATAGTTTTAGCGTTTAGACCAAGAGGTTCTTATAATGGTCAAACATTAAATTTAGAAACAACCACAGACGTTAATTTCCAAATTACAGGAACAGGTATCACCACAAACCCATTAGCTGAGTTTACCGTAGGTGTTACAGGTTCAACAAGTGGTGCTAAATCATTCACTTGTAGTATGGATACCGCATCTTCAAAATATGTAACTAAAGTATTTGGGGTTGATGTTTATGACAAACTAAAAAGTGAAGTACCAATTTATGTTTATGAATCATATCCAAATTATCTCGTAAGAGCATATGAACAAGGATACATTAGAGGTTTAAGTTTAACTGAAGTATATGAAACAGAAGGTAACAACTTCTTAACCTCATGGGACACACCAATGACACCAACTGTTGTTTCTGAAGTTAGAGGTGGTGAGGTTGATGATTTATTTGATGTTATCACCGTATCTGATGGTGAAAGTGCAAACTTTGAAGTAAAAGTTTCAATCATAAATATAGATGTAAACACTGGTGACTTCGACTTAATTGTTCGTGACTTCAACGATACTGACGACAATATTGTGGTTCTTGAAAAATATTCAAGATGTAATATGAATCCTGACCTACCTGGTTATGTGGCTAAAAAAGTTGGTACATCTGATGGTGAATACGAATTACGTTCAAGATACATTATGTTATCGATGGCCAATGACCACCCGATTGACGCATACCCTGGCGGTTTCAAAGGATTTGTGAACAACACATCATTTGGAACTAAAACTTTAGGTTCAGTAATGTATAAAACAGAATTCTATGACGCGGGCGATACAACAGGATACGAAGCGGACGGAACACCTATTTTATCTTCAGGAGATAAAGTGAGAAAGGTTTACTTTGGTTTATCAAGTCCAGTTAATAAATCAACATACGATAGGGATTTATTTAAATTCAAAGGAACAGGAGCTGCGGGAACAACTAAAGGTTTCCACTTATCAACAAACGCATCTACTATCACAGGTACTACCTTCTTAACTACATCATATGATTTAGAAGGTCAAACAGGTGGAGCAAACAACGTTTTAACAAACATCAACTACCGTAAATTCACATTCGCCGCAGGTGGTGGATTTGATGGATGGGATATCTACAGAAACGTAAGAACTTACGGTGATGGTTATATCTTTGGTAAAACTACCTACACAAGTGGTAATACCACAAACGGAGGGGTGTTTAGTACGGTATCAGGAAACTCTGACTACTACGCTTATACTCGAGGTATTGACACTTTTGCAAACCCTGAGGCGGTTGACATCAATATATTCTCAACACCGGGTATTAACTTCTACGACCATAGTTCTTTAACATCATACGCAATTGATATGATTGAAGAAGACAGAGCGGATTCACTTTATGTGATATCACCACCAAACTATGGTACTTCTGACGAAATTATAGACGCATTGGACGGAGTTGCAATTGATAGTAACTATTCAGCAACATACTGGCCTTGGATTCAAGTTAGAGACGTGGATAATGCAGTACAACTATACCTTCCACCAACAGGTGAAGTATTAAGAAATATCGCATTAACAGATAACGTATCCTTCCCTTGGTTCGCAGTAGCGGGTTACTCAAGAGGTTTGGTTAACTCTATCAAAGCTTTCAAGAAATTAACTTTGGATGAAAGAGATGACCTATACAAAGCTCGAATTAACCCTATCGCAACATTCGCAGATACAGGAACGATAATTTGGGGTAATAAAACTCTTCAAGTTCGTGAATCAGCATTGGATAGAATTAACGTAAGAAGATTGTTGTTGAGAGCAAGAAAATTGATTTCAGCGGTGGCAGTTAGATTACTATTTGAACAAAACGATGAACAAGTTCGTAACGAGTTCTTGAGATTGGTAAACCCAATATTAGACGCAATCAAGAGAGAAAGAGGTTTATATGAATTCCGTGTAACGGTTTCAAACGACCCTGAGGACATTGACGCTAATACTTTGAGAGGTAAAATTTATATTAAACCAACAAGAGCTCTTGAATTCATCGATGTTGAGTTCATAATCACACCAACAGGAGCATCATTTGACAATATCTAATAAAAAGGGGAGGGGAAACCCTCCCTATTTTATGTTCCACGTGAAACGTTGATATTATTTGTTCCACAGAAAAATATTAAAATATAAAAAAAATAAAATTATAAATTACCCAGTATATGCACCAGTATTCTAGTTCTAGTTTATTTGCTTCTAGTTATTCTAGTTTATTTAATCTAGTTCTATATTTACTAGCATCTAGTACTAGTATGGAAAAAATACGAAATTATTTTGACATAATCAAGGGATGAACAAGATTTTTTTTGTTTTTTCAGATACAGGATATTTATAAGAAAGATTAACAATAAAAAAAATAAAAAACAAATATTGACATGGCAGATTTATTAATGAAAATGCCGGTTCCTTACGAACCGAAGAGAGTTAACCGATTCATATTAAGATTTCCCTCATCATTGGGTATCAACGAATGGTATGTAACCTCAAGTGCTAGACCAAGTGCAAAAATTAATTCAGTTGCGATTCCATTCATCAACACATCAACATATGTTGCCGGTAGATTCGAATGGAACGAAATAAGAGTAACCTTCAAAGACCCTATTGGACCTTCTGCCGCTCAGGCATTAATGGAGTGGTTCCGTTTACACGCAGAATCAGTTACAGGTCGTATGGGTTATGCCGCTGGTTATAAAAAAGACATTGAATTAGAAATGTTAGACCCAACGGGGGTTGTGGTTGAAAAATGGATACTTCAAGGTACTTTTATCACCGACTTAAACTTTAATGAACTAGACTATTCAAGAGATGATATTGCATCTATCACTTGTTCATTGAGAATGGATAGATGTATATTAGTTTACTAATCAAATAATAAAAAATCTGTCAATAAAAGGTCTCTCAAAAGGAGACCTTTACTTTTTTTATAAGTTTTTGTAAATTATACTAGTTATAAAATAAAAAAATATGGATGAATTTAGAGTAGACCCAACAATTGCGTATGATGTTGTTGAATTACCTTCAAGAGGTATACACTATCAAAATAAAAAGAAATCATTAAAGGTTGCATATCTAACCGCTGCAGATGAAAATATCTTATCAGCACAAAACTTAATTGCAACCAATGGTGTAATTGATGAACTATTAAAAAGAAAAATTTTAGATAGGGATATTCAAATAGATGAGATAGTTGAAGAGGATAGACAAGCTGTTTTAATATTTTTAAGAAACACCGCGTTTGGTCCTGAGTATAAATTTTATTTAACAGACTCCAAAACCGAAAAAGAATTTACTGTTTCTGTTGATATGAGTGAATTAAAATTCAAAGATTTTAATTTAGAATCAGATGCAAATGGTGAATATTCTTATTTTATGGAAAAATCTAAAGTTCGTATAACTTTTAAATTCTTAACACCAAAACAAGAAAAAGAATTAGAAGATTTAAAACGAAGTTGGAACGGACAAGGTGTTGCACCTGTTGTTACTAAACAATTAGAAATGATGATTAAATCTGTTGAGGGTAATAGAGATATGATGAATATTCACAATTTTGTTGATAGATTACCAATTAAAGATTCACAAGATTTTAAAAAATTTGTAAAAGAAAATAAACCAGGATTAGATTTAGTAAAAACAGTAAAAACCCCGTCAGGAGAAGATGTCGATGTTGAAATCGGCTTCGGGGTTGAGTTTTTTCGCCCTTTCTATGGAATATAAGAAAGGACAGTTAGATGAAATTTTATTTTTAGTAAAAAAAGGTTTTAGTTATGGTGATATTATCACCATGCCTGTTTTCATACGTAGATATTATGTAGAGTACATCATTGAATTAGAAAACGCTCCTAAATAATATTTATAAGTATGGCACTTACTGTATCAAATAAAGCTAAAGGTTTTGCACAGTCTAAAAAATACCCCGAGTTTGTATCTGAGGTTGCATCTGATAATGGAGCGAATCTTAACGACCAATCGGTAAAAAGAGAAATTGACAACCTTTATGTTGCCTATAGTTCATCAACACCCAATACAAATACAAATACAACCACTAACACCGGTAGTGGTATGGGTTCTAAAACAGCAGCATATGCCACAGATTTGTTAAAAACACAAAATATTGCAGACCTTGGTTATTCAAACCCAATCTCTTCTTTGAGAGCTGATAAAGATACCGTATTTCAATTTAGTACAATATCCGACACAATAGGTAAAATCGCCAGAGAATCTAAAAACCTTCCTGATTTTATGGTTCAATTAGGTTTGAAAGGCACCACAGAAATGATAAGTTTTCTTGGTAATGAATTAGTAAAAATACAAGAACAAGAAGTAGAATTGAGAAATCAAATTAATTCACAACTTGGATTAACGGGTGATTTGTCTAGACAATTTAGAAATAACATTTTTGAAACCTTACCTGCCGCAACCGCTATGGGTTTTGGTTTTGAAGATGTAAAAGATTATGCAGTACAAATGGTTGAACAAACCGGTAAAATGACAACATTAGGTGCTGACGTTTTACAGGAATCTCAAAAAACCGCACGTGCGTTTTATGGTGACTTAAGTAAATTAGGTAATGCAATAGATGGTTTTGACAAACTTGGTATTGGTGCAAAAGATGCCATTAAAGAAATTGATAGAGCGGGTAAAAGTTCATTATCTTTAGGTTTAAATGCTAGAAAAGTAGTTGCCGATGTTAGTACTAATATGGATAAATTAAACACTATTGGATTTAAAAATGGTGTCGAGGGACTAACAAGAATGGTTCAAAAATCTATTGAATTTAACATGAATATTGAAAAAGTTAAATCAATGGCGGAAAAACTTTTCGACCCTGACCAAGCAATTGCACTGTCCGCAGAATTACAAGCGATAGGTGGAGCGATAGGAGACTTCAATGACCCACTTAAACTCATGTACATGGCGACAAATGACGCGGGTGGATTACAAGATGCGATGATTGGTGTTGCGGGTTCTTTGGCTACATATAATTCTGAATTAGGTAGATTTGAAATCACGGGAGCAAACCTTAGAAAATCTAAAGCATTAGCGGACCAAATGGGTATGAGTATGGAAGAAATGTCCAAAACCGCAGTCAAAGCCGCGGAAAGGTCTTCGGCAGCAACCGCTTTATTATCTTCAGGTTTACAAATTGACGAAAAAGAAAAAGAATTCCTTACCAACATTTCCAAAATGGAAGGTGGTAAAATGATTATCGATATTCCAAAATCTTTAGCGGATGAATTAGGTATAAAGGACACAAAAGTGGCTCTTGATGAATTAAGCCCCACAATAGCAAAAGGACTTTTAGAAAATCAGGAAGCGTTTGAACAAATGAGCGTTGAGGACATCGCGAGGGACCAATACACCGCAACACAAAACATGCAAAAAGACATAAGTGCATTACTTACTGTTGCTAAAGTACAAGCTGCAGCTGCGATAAGACAACCATTAGCGGAATTCGACAAGTATATTGAAAACTTAGGGATAAATAAGGATTTAAAGGATAAAACAAAATTAGAAAGTTTACAAAAAACTGATGAAGGATTATTTGCAAAAATGGTCAGTGAATCCGTAGCTCCAGCAAAAGCTATGATTGCAAAAAGTATGGGTATAAGTGAATCTGATTTAGAGAGTAAGTTAAAAGGAGGAGAATCCAATACACCAAAAGAAACAACAGTAAACCACAACCATACATATACAATTAAGTCAGATGGAACTGTTGTTGATGCAATGACTAGAGAGGTGACGAAGAGTCCATCATTACTTAATGATTTTTCTCAAAGTATAATACCCGACCCAATGGAATATACTTCTAACACATTACCATCAAAATTCTATTAAAAATAAAAAGTTTCTATTTATAATGTAAATGCCAACATATTTAGATTTTAACAGTACAAAAACTTTTAGAGATTTTTTAATATCAAAAACTCTAAACAGACCTAATGGACCTCAAACGTTCACTAATGCAAATTATGCTGTTCAAAATCTAAGCAATTATGCAAACGTTGACCCGGGAGATGTAAAAACAAATTGGGCGATTTATTTCGGTCAAAACTTCATCAATTTATATCTACCCCCAAATAGTACAATTGAAGAATATACAAATACATCATTACCAAATTTAGCTTTGTTGAATGGAGGTATTTTATATGACGGATATTTTAATTCCTTTGAACCACAAACAACTAATTTAGTTAGTATTATGGCGGGTCAAAACTTCGATAACGATTCGAGGTTAATGAAATTTGCCACAACTAACATTAGAGAAAATAAATTAGGTCCCGTTTTCGCAAGATTACAACAAAATCTTGAATCCGCTACATTAGGTAGAGTTAGAGCTCTTGATGCTTTAGGTGGTAATGTTGCCACCGCAATCAATATCGTAACAGGTAGAGAACCTTTAGTTGAAAAAAATTATAAAATTACCGTTGCTAAAAGTTTATTAGGAAAGGGTGTTGATTTTATTCAAACAGTTGCGGGTATTGAATCACCTTTTAGTGAAATACCGGGTGATTACTTAAGTGACCCTAAAAACCCAATTATTAATAGACCATCACCTAAAACTGAAGCTGGTGCAATATTACAAGATGTTACAGGTGTTTTAGGTAGTTTAGTCGGAATACAAAGAAGACCAAAATTAGGAAGAAAACCTTCTGATTTAATGATTGAATATATGGGTGAAGGTCAAAAACAAATTTTATTTGACCAATTAACCTATTCAACATATGCACCAAACTACACAACAGTTGCGAGGTCTCAACAATCTTCCAAAATCTTCAACTTTGTAAATAGTGTTGCGGGTGGAATCAAAAACGTTTTAGGTTTAGAAGCACCAAAAGGTGTTGCGTATATTGGAGACGATAGAAGTGAAGACGTAAAATATACCATGTCTGACTTTAACGACAACATGGTTAAGAGTAGTTATTTCTTGAGTCTAATGTTTGACCCTGCACAAGCGGCTTTATTTGAAAGACAAAGAAATATATCTCAAGGTGGACCAATAAGCGGAAAGTTAACTTGGATTAGTAAAAATTCACAAAACAAAATAGGATTATGGAACCAAGAGTTTCAATCAAGAGAAAGTGATGCATATAATAGTTCAATTTCAACAAAATATGGATTTAGAGAAGATTCAATTTTAGGTAAGACCCAAGAAATATTGGATTCAATGCCTAAGGATGGTCAAGCAACCAGAACTCACGTGGGTAACGTTATTGACCAAACAAGTAGAATTTTCAAAGAGGGTGAATCAATGTTATCAAGAGGTTCAGCGATTAAATTTGTCGATAAATACAAACAAGAAACGGGTGCTGAATATTGTCGTGTTTGGACAAAAGATAGGTCATATATGAATTATTCTGACACCATGAAAAGAACTGCTAACATCAGAAAATTTGATGATAGTATATTAGGTGGTGACAGTAGACCTTGGAACATCAATATTGCTCCGATGTCAAGTGGAAACTATGATGCAAAAAATAGTTTCAAAAATTCATTCGGTGCTAAAAACTCAACAAACATATTTGAATCACCAACGGGTGACGGATTTTACGCTAAAAAATATATGTTCTCAATTGAAAACTTAGCTTGGAGAACATCAAACACACCTGGTTTTACATACAATGATTTACCATTCTGTGAAAGAGGCCCTAATGGTGGTAGAGTTATGTGGTTCCCACCATATGATTTAAAAGTTAGTGAAAACAACCAAGCCAGATGGCAAGACAATACTTTCTTAGGTAGACCCGAACCGATATACACATATCAGGATACATCAAGAAGTGGACAACTTTCATTTAAAGTGGTTGTCGACCACCCAAGTATTTTAAACCTATTAGTTAGAGAATACTTCAAAGGAATGTCAGATGAAGAATCTGAAAACTACATTAATGCATTTTTTGCGGGATGTGAAGAATTAGATTTCTATTCATTAATTAGAAGATATGCACAATTAGATACAAACGACATTAAGTTGATTCAATCGTTTTTAAATAAAGGACAAAATCCTGAGATTATAAAACAATATAAAGTTACCACAGAGTATCCTGTAGAATCAACACCAACAAATACAACACCTCAAGGTAATGACGCCGATTCAAAACCTGTTGATGAGGTTGTAATTAAATTAAAATACGAAAACGATAGACCGGGGCCAAGTTTAGACCTTGATACGACCAAAAACTACACAGAACTTTACAACACATATAAAGTTAGAAAACAAGATTATATTACAAAATTGGGTTCTGCTTTAAATACTTTAACAGGTTTAACACAAACGGACCCACAAGTAAAGAAAGAAAAATCATTTATTTTTGGTGATGAAAACAAAGCCGTAACTCAAGATGATATTAACTTCCAAGTTACGAAAATTGGTCAATATTTTGACGACGCTCAGACTTCATTCAACACATATGAAACTACACTAAATAATTTAATTACAGATATTTCGGGTAAAACCGCTGACACTATTAAATTTCAGATTCTATCTTCTTGTTCCTCAGTTGCTACAACTGATTACAATGAAAGATTGGCGTTAAGAAGAAGTCACTCAGTTATCCAAGATATTTTTGATAGATTGACCGCTAGTGGTGGAAAAAAAGAATGGCAAATTAAATGGCCAACTAGTTTAAATTTAGTAAATAAAAATAATTCCGAAAATGATAAGGAAGTTATACAAAGGGGACAACCTATCGTAGTTGTTAAAGAATATAGTACCAAAGATTTTGGTTTTGAACATGACACTAAAATAGTGATTGAATCGGTAAACTATGGTGAATCATTAACAGGACCAAATCCTGATGTTGATTGTTTAAATAAAGATTTTGTTAAAGTACCTGATTTAAAAGTGTACTCACCAATTGCTTTTTATTGTAGACAAACCGCGTTTTCTTTGAAGTACAATAAAAAATCGGAAAAACCAAAACCAACTACACCACCACCTCCTCAACCTGTTACAAAAATTGAAGAAAACGGTGAAGTTGTTGTTAACCCACCAACACGTAGACCGGCTATTGACCCTTTAAAAAGAATCATTGCAAAAACATTATCAGAATGTTTTTACTTTAAAAAGTTGGAAGAAACCGACCCAATAGTTTTCTCGTCTTTAAAAGAAAAATTAAAATATTTCCACCCTGGTTTCCACTCAACAACACCTGAAGGATTGAACGCTCGATTAACCTTCTTACAACAATGTATTAGACCGGGTGACACTATCCCAATAAAAGGAATATCTGAAGATTCAGATGTTAGAGCTCGAAACACATCATTTGGACCACCTCCTGTTTGTGTATTAAGAGTTGGGGACTTTTATCACTCAAAAATTATCATAAGAGATGTTAACATTTCTTTCGATGATGGTGGTCAAATATTATGGGATTTAAATCCTGAAGGAATTGGTGTACAACCTATGATTGCATCTGTATCGTTATCAATAAACTTTATCGGTGGTCAAGGTTTGTCAAAACCAGTAGAAAGATTGCAAAATGCACTTTCATCTAATTTCTTTGCTAACACTGAAATGTACGATGAAAGGTCTATTGCCACAAACGAAACTATTGGTGGTAAAAAAGCTGAAGAATTTACGAGAGAATTTTTAGAAGATTTGAATAAAACTTACAATAATTCAATAAATAAAAATTCACAAACTGAGAACACAAATAATATAAAAGATGGTAAGTACATGGGCTCCTTTAAAAACGGAAATACCATGAATTATACAGAATTAATTGGTTCTGTTTTTACTTCAACCGAGAACTATTTCACCAAATTTACATCCACATACAATAAAGTTTATACTAAATATGGTAAGGATATAACCACCATGTTATTAAAAGGTGATTATAGACCAATAAACAAATACGATGTGTATACATTACCATTACCAACACCTGGAAAAACATTGACATTGTTTGGACTACACAAAAAAACACAAGAATTAACTGTTTACACTTCTGGCTTAAAAACAGCTTTGGCAACATTTGTGAATAATTCATCCCCAACATATTTGGCTACCATGTTAGGATTCGATAAAGAAATACCTGCGAACTCATCATCATTAATAGAAGCCAATAAAATAGTTCAAAAATTTATAACAGAAAAAATTATAGAAAACAAAATAAATGAACTAACAGATTCTACAGCTCTTTTATCGGATTTAGAGAATTCAAGAAACCAATTAATTACATCATTGGATAAAGTAAATTTTGTAGTTAAAAACGCTAAAGACGCAACAGTTACTGATGGAGTTGTAAAGTCCATAACCATGAGTGGTTTTACATCTGATTTATTGTACAATGAATACGAAACATGTATTAGTTACATTGAGACAAATACACCAAAATTATTTGAAGATTTATCAACAAATATTACTTTTTTAAATCCAACTATTACATCTTCGGATTTTGATTTTATAATGAAAGAATTATTGTCAGATAGTGTAGATAGTCTAATGTCTGAATTTAAAGACCCTAGTTTATATAAAACCCCATTAAAGAACCAATTAAAAAGGAGACTAGAAAAATTTGTTGAAAAACCAAAAGAGAAGAATTTTAAATTGACGAAATTCAAAAGTAGAAAAAGTGGTAAAACAATAGAATTTGGTATTGCATCTATAGTAGATGAAACGAACTCAACCATAATTAGTGAAGTGAATCAAACATTTTCAACGTCAAATAGTGTTGATGATAAATTAAATTTTTATAGAGCAGAATAAGAAATGAGTAGACAATATTTTGATAGATATCAGTTTTTTGTAGAAGATGGTAAATTTAGAATTGTACCCGGTATTGAGATACCAATAAAACCATCCGACAGATATATGTTCTATAAAAGAGGTAAAGATAGATTAGATAAACTATCTCAAGATTATTATGGTTCACCAGTTTTCGGTTGGTTAATATTACAAGCCAATCCAACAGCGGGAAGTGTTGAATTTGAAATACCCGATAATTTTGTTATTAGGATTCCATTTCCATTAGTAACGTCTTTACAAGATTATAAAAGAAGTGTAGAATTGTATAACCTATATTATGGCGAGCAATAATGATTACCCAAATAATGAGAACATACTTGTAAAAGTTGACCAAAACAATTTAATTTATGTTGACCCAAATAGTGTTGTTGATTCAAATGGAGAAGTACAACCAAGAGGACATAAACAGGAAAACTTAGTAATGTATGTTAACTTGGAAGCAGATTTGATTCCAAGGACAACTCTCATTGCCGATGATAATGTTGGAAACACTCTAACACAAATTGCAAAAGGAAATTTAAATTTTTTAAGAAATGCCAGTGGCGATGGAAACTTTGATGCTACTTGGACTGATGCGTTTGTGCCCAAACCAATACAAGGACAAGAATCAACCTACAAAGATGGTTATGACGTAACGTTTGGTGAAGACCAATTTAAAGACCCAACAGGTCAATCATTTGGTATTGATTCAATAACAATTGACGTTAAAGGTGCAAACTTTGTCCCTCAAATTTCAATCAATTTTGTTGATGTTAGGGGAAAGACACTTTTCGAATCTTCAGAAAATTCACCGTATCGCGCTTTTTTCCACTTACCATGGCCGATATTTTATTTAACAGTAAAAGGTTATTATGGTAAAGCAATCAGATATAGATTGCACATGACTGATTTTAAATCAAGATTTAATGAGTCTAACGGTAATTTTGAAATAACAACAAAATTTGTTGGTTCCACATTTGCTTGGCTAAATGATATTCCGTTATCCGCAATTATAAACTGTCCTTACATGTTTTTAGTTGAAGAAACTAAAAATTCCAATTTTAATGAAAAAACAGGTTTATACGAAAAGACACTTAAACAGTCTTCAAGAGGGTATACAATCTTAAAATCAATATATAGACAATATGAACAAAAGGGTTTAATACCAAGAGGTTTTCCTGTCCGTACATTAAAAGAAGTTGGTTATATAGCCGAAAGTCTTGATAAAATACTTGAACAACAAGTATTCAGTAAAGTGAGTATGGATGTCTTTTCAGGTATAAAAGAAATGGACTCATTATTAAATGATTTTGAGAACTCAATTAAAGCTTGGGGAAAACAATATCTATCTCAAGAATATACCTCATTTAATAAAGTAGATACAAACAATGAAACAGTTAGTAATTTGTGGTTCTATTTGAATGCAAAGGATAAGACAGAAACAATACACATCTTAGATAAAAAACCTGGTTCTCTCGAACTTTTATTAACGAGTTTTAATTTAGCGATGGGTAAAACAAAATTGTTAACTCAAAACTTATTAAATGAGACGGGTGGTGATTTTAAAAGAATTTCAATTAGAAATGTTAAAGACGTTCAATCATATTATAAAATATTAAACGATAAAAAAGTTGTAGTATATATCGATGGAATATTTGAAGACATATTCCAAATTAGAAAATCATTTGAAGAACAAAGAAAAAAAGTTGAAGACGACGTTGAGACAAGAATGAACGAAGTCATCAAAAGTAAAGAATATGGATTTGGTTTTGAACCAACAATTAGAAATATGTTTGCGGTTTTATTAGCCAACGCTGAAGTTTACATCAGATTAATGAAAGATGTTCACAACAAGGCGTTCGATGCTGCTAATAACAGAAAAAAAGTTTTAACTAATTTATCAAAAGAGTCAAAAGGTGAAAACATATATCCATGGCCTGAAGTAAAAAAACCACAAACAGGTGGTAAACAAAATGTTGTTTCATATCCCGGTGATGAAGAATTGGTACATAAATTAAAATCATATGATAAGACCTTATGGCCTGAAGTTGATTTTGTTGAAGAGTATATTAAAATTGCAACAAACAGGGTTGAGACAAATGTTAATAATGAACCAACAAGGAATGACGTTAATTACGTTTTTGATTCAAACACAGAAAATCAAAAAATCGAAGATATTTCAGGTATCGATGTTATAAATGAATCAATACCATTTGTTGATAAAAGTTATGCTGGCTTTGTTTATGAACTTTATGAGAGAGCTCTTTATATGACATTGTTTGATTCATTTAATGACAAAATGATTATACAATTGGCTAATGAAGAATTTAAAAACATACAAGAATCAATACAAGAAGATACTGATATAATTGAATTAGCCAAAAAAATTACAAATAAAAACGCATTGATTGCACCTGTGTCAACCACAGAATTAAAAGAGAATGGTGTTATTCAGAAAAACACTGATGGTACCCCAAAAATTGCAACAACATACGGTGGTTATTTACCAGGATTATCACCATATGAAAGGTTTAACTATTACAAAGACCATTTACCAACAACTAACTATATAAGTGATGTAATTGATGAACCATTCAAATTTGACAAATATGATGAAGCGTCAACAAACCCAACAGGTGATTTAGAAGAAGATAATCTTAATAAGATTCTAATTGATTACGAACCTGAAACATATAGAACAGATATCTATCCCTTCAATTCTACCACGTATTTAAATTATTTAGGTAAAACATCATTTAGTCGAGATAACTTTAAATTCAACGGAATCTTAAAAGTTAATAGCTCACAAGGTTTTATTTGTTCACCAATCAATTCAAAATCTTGGGTAAAACCATCATCAAGTACTACTGATTTTTTTACAAATACTGTTAAAGTATCAGGAAACACCACATCAATACTTAACACCCCATATTTCCACAATCAATTATTTTCAGATTTTAATAAATCAACATTAAAAGGTAAGTATGTTGGTTCTTCTTACTTGTTGTTAAATTCTTTACCATTTATTGATTTAGACGACCAAATCACTTTCGATGGGAAATCAATTCTAACATCATCATTATTTAGAGAAGTATCTGCCACTCACTTTATACCATATCATTTATTATTAAAATGGGGGTCAATCTATCATAGATATAAAACACATTTAATTGATGGTTATGATATATTAGATGGTTGTATAAACCCAAGTTATATAACCAGGCCTTTAACAGGAAAAACATTGTTTGACAACAATGGTGCTTTAATTACTTATACCGCAACTAATGCGTCAAGTAGTGGAACAACCATCAATGTACCAAGTACAGTTGGATTACAATCGGGAATGACAGTTACTGTTATTGCGGGAACAGGACAAACCGCACCAAATACTTTTATAACAAACGTTACAAGTACTACAGGATTCACGATTTCTCAAGCACCATTAACAGGATTAACGGGAGCAACCATTTTTGCGGTTTATGATGAATACGTGACTTTTGATGTTATTCCAAGAATATCCACAACATCTGGTACAACTACGGGAGTTACTTATACAGGATATACACATGCTGGTATTAAACCATTCTATCAGGCGGTTTACAGTCAAATAGTTAATGATTACTCCACTTATGACATAAGTTTGGGTAACACATCATATTCATCAACAAGTCAATCAGGTAAAATCCTTCATAGAGTTAGAACTAAAAGTGGAATGAATTATTGGGATGTTGTTATGGATAATTCCAAATACATAAGTTCTGATAAAAACTATACATTATTACCATCAGTAGGTGGACACCAAACCAATTCTATCTCAGATGGTAATTCATTTAATTTGGCTGAAGAATTAAGTTTTAAATCAATTTGGTATTTGGATGATACCCTGTCAACAAGTTTTAGTGGACAAACATTCCCAAGTTCATATGATTATTTTAGAACAACAGGAAACACATATTCAGTATCTTCAAACTACAAAAAGGCGTTAGACCTTATTGGTACTTTTAGTCCTCAAATTCTTGAATACATGGAAAGTTTCTTCCTTGATTTTGCCAGTGAAAAAATAAACGAAGAAATACCATATAGAATCTTTAGAAACGTTAGTTACCCTAAATTCCAAGATTTATTAAAGAAATTGTCCGTTGTTGAAAAGAAAGACGACGATAGTAATGATATTGATTTGTTAATTCAGACAACATTAAAAGAAAGACAAAAAAAGAGCGCTGAAACAATTACCACTGATATCTTAAGTTCAAGTAATTTAATAAAATTCACATTGGCTAACCCAAAAGAAATTGATGCGTATTCACTATATGGACTTACAAAAATAGAACCATATGGAAGTTTCACAACATATGGTCCACAACCATTTAGTGCTGTTGATTTAACACCAACAAATTTAAATTTAATAAAACTGTATATAGGTGAAGATATAGATAGTTACTATGTTAATTTCTTTAGTCTAATGGATATTAAATTGACAGAAGACAACATAAAAAGACATAGACCTTTAGTACAAATATATGGTGGTTATAGAAAAGCGGGTGGAACAAACACCAAGTCCGCATTTATAACCTATTTACAAAATTCTATTTTAATAAAAAATAACGATGGTAAAATTGTTGGAAATGGTGCGGAAGCAAGACTTGCATTATTTTTAAACACATTGTTACCGCAATTTTCAAAACTAAAAAGTAATACCAACGCAAATCCTGCTGCGAGTATTGATATGTTCAGAGGTTATAATTCAACACAAACTAAATTAGAACTTTACAATACATTTAAATCATTTAATGATAAATGGACTGCCGGTAACTCAATTGGTCAAAGATTATTACTTGAAGAATTTTTATTCTTGGATAAAGCAAACAGAGACATTGGTGATAAATTTTATCTTAACATAGATAAATTTACTCCACTACTCGATAGCAGAAATTCCAAACTTTCTTTATATAGTGCAATATCTATGATAATTCAAGGTACTGGATTAGACATGAGGGCTCTTCCAGCTTATATTAATTTTTATGGAAACAATTTAACAAATAGAAATAAAATTACACCATCTAAAAAAGTGGCATCTACTTTATTCGGAACCTTTTTAGATGTTGATTATCAAGAAGCAACACCAAAAGTTATTATTCAATTAGTTGGTCAAACATCAAAGAGGGTTGACATGTCAAACAGTAAAGCATATAAATTTAACGATGACAGTTTCTATATTGGAGGTCAAACACCTAATCCCCTACTGATTACTTCTTTAGATAGTTTTTCACAAAACGATTTATCAAAGTCCAATAGGGTTGTTGCTTTTGAGGTTAGCTTTGGTGACCAAAACCAAGGAATATTCAAAAGTGTAACACTTGACCAAACCTCACTTAAAAATACTTCTGAATCTTTCCAAGTATTGGAAGACCTATCAAGGTCGGCTTCAGGTGCTGGTGTTCATAATGTTGACGTTAGTTTGTTTGATTACTATAAACAAGCTTCATATAAATGTGGAGTTAGTGCTATGGGTAATGTAATGATTCAACCTACAATGTTTTTCTATTTAAAAAACATACCGATGTTTAGAGGTTCTTATTGGATTACAGAGGTTTCCCATCAAATTAGAGGTAACGTTATTTCAACAAATTTTTCAGGAACAAGGATACCATATACATCATTACCTGACCCAAAAGATTCGTTTGTTGCTAGTTACAGAATCTTATTTGATAAGATTCAATCGAAAGCGATTGCTAAAATCAAACAAAGAGAATCTAATCGTACCGATACTCAAGACACGGTTATTTATCAAAAAATACCTTACATAACAGATAGACAAGGTAAGAACGTACAAGGTGAAACTATAGTTCAAGACGTTGGTATAAATAGATTCGGTGTTCCATACAATGGATACAACGAGACTCGATTAATACAAAAAGTAAAAAATGGTAATGAGGAATGGTTACGAACAGTCGTATACAAAATGGGTGGTGAAAAATATGCAATAGACGATGACCAAGGATTTAACATTGCCAACGGTATAAAATGGTCAGATATTAAATCGACAGACTATAAGTTTTACAATGTTTATTTTCAGTTATCAAAAAGTATCACCGTTGATGTGATTAAAACCGCTAAAACAACTTTTAAGAATCCTAAAAACAGTAAAACTCTTACATTGAACCCGAGTTATCAATTAGATAAGAACGTTGGACAGATTGTAGTTGAGGGACCTATTAGTGTTGGGCCTTCATCCACAACTATAGGTATG